TCTCAGAACCACGCCGAGGACGAGCAGCGTCCACCTCGTTCAACGTGATTTCCTTACCGGCAGTCAGATGCAAAGCAGCCGCAATGCACAGCAGATCGGCAGCGTCTGATTCAAGTCCCGTAACCGTCTCAAACACGTCATCCAAACTTGACAAGCCTGCACTCAACTCGTGCTTGTACGTCGCCCGGATCGTGCAGCCGTTCGGGATGCCCCGATCAACCGCAATCGCAGTACCCGAAGCGAAATCGTCGGTGTTCGTGTTGCGGATCAGACGCACGTTCGGCAGGCGAGACCATTGCTTGCGGGCATCAGTTGTGGACTCCCACAACACGTCAACAAGACCCAGCACGTTCGTAGACGAAGCAAGGTCGTAGCCGTTGACCGTTGAGTTGTACGTCACCTCAACAGTCGAAACAGCAAACAGCCCCTCGCTCGCCAGCATCGACACGGCGCTGTTCAACGCACGAAGAATCTGCGAATCCGAATAACGAGGGTTAACCAGCACCACCGCCTTGTCACCGGCAGCAGCAGCAACCGTGCCGTACTCGCCACGGTCAACGTCAGCAGTCAAAGCTGCACCGTCAACCGACCAGACATGCATGTCCTCAAGGCCAATCGAAATGCGCGAACCCATCGACAAAGCGTTCAACGGGCGGCTAAACGTCAACGTCTCAGCGCTGTCGCTGATCGCCCCGTTCAGCTTGTTACGAACTTCAGGTTGACCCGTCCGCAGATAGTCGTTGCGGGTCTGATTAATAAGAGCACCAACCGTTGTCATTTCAGCGTCGCCTCAAGTTTTGCTGCACCAGTTACCGTCTCGGGCTGCACGCCATCCTTACGGAGTCGCCGGTAAGCGTTATTGTCTGCGTCCATCACTTTGTCGGCAGCGTTAATCGCCCAAGTGCCTGCCGACTCAATCCCTACCGAACGAGACTTCTGAGCGAAGCACCCCCTGAACTTTCCAGGCATATGCCGGTCATCATCAGGCCAATACGTTCCGCAAGTATCAGTCTTGCAGCCGTCGCACTTGACGAAAGTTTCGGGAGTATCCATGCGCTCTTTCACCTGTCGCTAAAGGTTCCCCACCTGGGGATGCCTGTATTCTAAACGCCAATAAAGCGTTGGTCCAGAATCAACCAATCAACACGAACTCGCCACCAATACCGGCAGCTTCAATAGCGTCCTTGTCGTTCGCCGTCACCGTATTGACACGACCACCCTGGAACACCTGATCTGCCGTCACAATGTCATCAACAGTCGGGATCACATAAGCCGTGTAAACGCCGTCCTTCTTGATGACCGTCAACTCGGTGCCAGAACCCGGATGGACAGCGACATGCAACTGGCCCCACTTCTTCGACGTGCGGTTCGGCTTACTCGTCGGACCGGCAGGGTTGAAATACTGGAAGTACGTCTCGGTAATTACAGCGTCAGCGCCCGGAATCGAAGTCGTAGGCGACACGCTCACCGTCACGTTCGCATCCCCCGAAGCCGTAGCCCCCAACGACGCCGACCCTGCAATCGCAGCAGGAGCAGTATCGCCATTGACCACGACAGTCGGCGTCGGGATCGTGGCTGCGCCGCTGATAGCCGACGGGAACGCCTCGCCGTCAACGATGACCGTCGGCAGCGGGATCGTAGCCGTACCGCCAACAGCAGCAGGCGCAGCAACAGCCGTGCCCGAAGCAGACGCATCAACAGCGCCCGAACCGGCAACAGCCGCAGGCGCAACCGTCGCCGTTCCGCTGCCGGTAGCCGCAACAGCAGCCGACCCGACAACAGCAGCGGGAGCAACATTGGCTGCGCCGCTTGCAGTCGCATCAACCGCAGCCGAACCCGCAATAGCAGCAGGCGCAACCGTGACGCTGATCGAAACCGTCGCCCCGAGCGTCGCAGACCCGGTAACTGCGGCAGGCGTGACGATGACGTTGACGCCGCCGTCGTACCTGAGGAGGTCTTGACGGTAGGTGTTTGTTGACCGGTATGCGGTCATGAGGCTACGCCGCCTCTAGCGCAGCAACCCGAGCCGACAACTGCTGCACAGCCTTCACCAACGGAGCAATCAACTCTTCGTAACGAATACCCTGACGATCAGGAATATCCTCGAAAGTGCCGTCTTCCATCTTGACGGACTCGGCTGGCGAGTTGATCCACACCGCACGGTCAGAAGCCTGGTCGCCCAGCGTTGAAGCAACTTCTTGTGCGATGAAGCCCATGTGTTCACGGGTGCCGGTGTAGCCGCCACGGTCGTTCCACACAAACGAAACGGGTCGCAGGTCGTTGATGAAATCTAGGCCGAGGTCAAGGTCGGTGATGCTTGTCTTGTCTCGCTGGTCGGATGTTTGGATGGTGCCGTTTGTGGCGAATACGTCGTCCCAGCGAAGGGTTGCGGTGCCGCAGTCGTAAGTGTTATCGGCATACGGGCGCAAACCTGTGCTGTCTACACGCACTCGGTAAGCGCCCTGAGTGTACACATAAAAAACTTGTGACGACTGAATCCGAAGATCGTCCGTGCTACCCATAAAGATCTGACCGATCAACGTGTCCGTCTGATCTTTGAACTGGATGTTGCCTGCGATGTTGGTAGTGCTGTTGCTGTCACGCAGAACCAGCAACGGCGATGCATCCTCCAATAAGGCGTCGCCCACTACATGAAGCTGCTTCTCGGGAACGGTCGTGCCGATACCGACACGCTGATCCGCACCATCAAGATGGATCAGATCAGAACCGCCAGCCCCAAGACGAAGATCATCGCCAGAACCTTTAACAAACACCTGATTAGCGTCTGTGCTGTCGCTGTCTTGCAAATTAATTAAGACGGTAGCGTCCGTGGACTCAAACAACGCCACAGCGTTGACGGTGCCTCCGTTAACGTGCAGCGCTTTGCTAGGCGACGCAGTGCCGACACCGACACGATCATTCGTTGCATCCACATGCAACGTGTCCGTATCAACCGTCAACCCAGCAAGCGACGGAGCAGTCGACCAACCAGACGTACCCGCACCAGTACCAGCCAACACCGAATCAGCAACAGCAGACGAAGACCCAGTACCAACCTTCGTCTCCAACGCAATAATCGCGCCAGAATGATTCGTATGGACAACATCATGCTCGAACCCAGCATCGTCCATCTCCGTCGTAGACAACGGCGACGGCTGCTCCGTGCCGGTATCCAACGATCCTGGGTAGTTCGTAGCCATCAGTCTTCCTCAGCAGCCTCCTGCGGCTGCGACAACTTCGCAATCTGCACCGCCTGAACGGCGATCTCAAAGTGCAGCGGGAACCGCTCCCGAATTACTCGCACCACTTCCTCAGCGGTCACTTCCATCTTTACTCCTACGGGGTCAGGTCAATCTGCAAGAACCCGCCCGCAGCGAACTGCACAGTAAAGGTTCCGTTCGATGACGAAATGTCCGACCCGAAATCCAACAGGCAGAACAGCGGGTCACCGGCGAGCGTATCATCCACAATCACCGCAGCCCGGGCCGTAATAGTCGAAGAAGTCCAAGCAGCATCAGTCGCATCAAAGTTCAACGAACCCGAACTGATCGCCATGCTGAAACCCGACAAAGCGTTGCCGTCAGCCGTGTAGCCGGTGCCGGACACCTCGCCAGACGACAAATCAGCCCAAAGGTCATGAGTGTCAAAGTCGGGCGTGATCGTGTTATCAACGAGACGGATGTCGAACGTGTCACTATCGACGTTCACCGCAAGCTGGGACGCATCAAGAACGTCACGAAAGGTCGGAAGAAAGACACCGGATGCGGTGACAGCCATAGCTACTCCTGAGCGTTACCGACGCCACGAGCAGCGTCGGGGGTAGCGACCGCATCAACCCGGCCACTCCAATGTTCGGTCTGATACCCGGCAGTACCGGGACGGTCCTCACGCTCAACCCGAGTGCGACGAACCTTCTTCTTGGAGTCAGGCATGATGAACCCGACCGAAGAGTACTTACCCATCTGTACCTCCATCTAAAGAGAGAAAGGGGCGGGGGAAGATGGAGACCCCCGCCCCTTCAACCTCTATCAGTTGGCGCCGATGGAGCTGGCCGTCTCGTAGCGACGGATCGCAGCCTCACGGAACCGGGCGTAACCGCCCAGCCAGTACCAGCCGATCGGGTGGAAACGCATCAGCGAATCGGTCACCGGACCACGACGGACCTGCGGGACCGCCGCCGACTCCGACGAGCTGAACGCCTTCGCCAGACATTCCTGACCGAGAATGAGGGACTGGTAAACGTCCACGGTGGAAGCGCCGCCGTCAGCGACGATGTTCACACGCGGGGTTTCGATCCAGCTAACGCCCTCAAACACGCCGACGATGCCCTGCCA